GTCCAAACCTCTCACCCCTCCAAGGTTCATGGACTTGAGTCTGCCTTCTGCATTAATAAATATTACCGGCCTTGATCCATTCTCTTCTTTTTGACAGTTGGCGGCAAATTGTAAGGCTGTCGTAGTTTTGCCCGTCTTTGGTTCGCCGGTGAAAATCACCCAGCTTCCTTCTCTTATACCACCACCCAAAGCAACGTCTAGAGCAGGGCTAACTGAGATAATCTTAAGGTTAGAACTTTCTTCAAATACGTCTATTCCAGTCCTAACGACGTGACCATATTTTTTAACAACTTCTTTAGTTACAGAGTCATCAAGAACAATATTTTTATTTTTACTCATCTAAGTCTCTCAGTTTATTTATCTTGCTTTTCTTTCCAAAAGGCTTTGGGACAGACTTTGGATTGTGAGAAGCTATGTCTATAGTCTTTTGTTCAGACAGTTGTTCTTTTTCTAGGATGACCTGTTCGGCTCTTATGAGATCTGGAAGGGCGGGAAACCGCAGAGAATATATCTTAGAACCTCGTTTGCTTCTTAAGGCTCTTATGACCGCTCTTTCGTCGTGACTCTTTAGGAGGCGGTTTGCCAGAACAACCTGTTGTGTGAAGGTGTTCTTCCATTTTTCTGTGTTCCAGAATTTATAAGCCAAAGAGCCTTCGTTGGAATTTTCGGCCATTCTTTGACACATAAGCTCTGCTATGTATTGCGATGCAGTGCAATAGTCTCCGGTGGAGGGGGATTTATACTTACTGCTGTCTGTTCTTTTTTCAGCCATTTTTAGATATCAAACATTCACCGGCCAAGTCTGGATTTCTTGGTTCAGATGCTTCTGGAATCAATTCTGGAACCAACCAACTTCTTACAAGCAATGAGCCATTATTTTTTAGAGCACCTGCCATATACAAGTGTCTGGTAGACCCACCAAACATTTGTCCAGACACCCCCTTGCAAAAATAGTAACCCTCATCTCCAGTTCCAACCTCAATCTCGTGAGACCTAAACTTTATCTTCATTGATTTTATATATAAATCGTTATCTTCACAGTGTTCTCTAAGTCTTATCCACGCGCTATGCTCTTTAACGCCCGGTCTTCCGTCGTCTTGAAAAACAACTTCCCCGTCAGATAACTCGACTACCCACATCGCATTTCCATCAGAGAACTCGCCAACATAAGGATCGATCTTTGTGCAAACGCTCATGTTACACCTCTTTAATCCTATGGATACTTCCTCTAAACGACCTCTCTGCTGGTTTCTTTTCCTCTTCTACCGAGGACTGCTTTTTCTCATCGGATAGCATTGAGGCAGCCTCTGTCATGGTTGTGGCCCCCTTGTCAGTTCTAGCCATGAGGTCAGAAACCTTCATGCCAGAATCCTCATCTTTTGGGAGACTGGCTCTGTATTTTTCGATAATATTAGAGGAACGATTAAGATCTTTTGATAAATCTTTATCACTCAGAGTGGCATTGTTTGCTATGTAAAACTTTTCCGCCTTACTTAATGGTCCACCTTTTGGCTTAGACATCAATCATACTCCTTTCGGCTAACGATAAAAAAGATCTGTTTTTGCCCTCTATGTACTTGTAGTAATTCTCAAACACTTTTTGAGATACCTTTACAAAACTAAAATCTCTTGAAGATTCTTTACCGGCAAACATTCCCCACGGGTCAAACAAAACCCCTCTACCAAATTTTGCGTAGTAGGTCGTGCGTCCGGTCTGAGTGTTGACTGATTTTTTGCAGTAAGCTTTAGTACTGTCTTGATCTACTTCAACACCTTTTGTTGTGTAATAGAAAGATAGATATGAAGTCGGGTCTGGCAACTCTATATCCAACTCTTCTCGATCATGCCTAGCCATTTTTTTCTTCAAAGTCCTTTATCTTTTTCTGTAATTTATTAAGACAATCCCATTGGTCTTTGCCGTCAACATACAACAAAAAGTCTTCTTTAAGACCACACTTTTCTAGGGTTTCACTGCTGACGAATCTTGCAGAGCATTCTCCAGTGGGCATCATGGAGTGTAGGGAAAGATTAATTCTAAGTATTGCTCGATGGGGGGAGTCTTTTTTACCCATTATTCCCCCTTCTCGATGAAATTTTTTCTCTGTGATTCAGACATATTTTTTATCTGGTCGTTTGAATACTTGCTGTCTTTACGCCACCAAGGCTGGGACTTTTTATCTTTATTTTCCAACTCTCTTTTTTCGCTGAGTTCATAAGAACCCATTTTTTGAGTATTTCTTTCCGCCCAATGACCAATGCTTTGTGGCTCACCCTTAACAAAAATAAGAGGGGTTCCCATAACCCTCTTCAGCTTGCTTTTTTTGCAATTAGGACACTTTCTTTTATGCTTGTCCTTCATAGACTGAACTATCTCAAAGCTGTGATCACAATTGTCACATTTATATTCATACGTCGGCATTGTCTTTGTCTCTTACTGCATGCCTTATTCTAGATATACAAACATCTAAAGCTTTCAAGTCACCGTCACTCTCATCCCTGACCCGAACGATATCTTTGCATAGTCTAGTCAATCTAAGCAGGTCATCTGATAGAGTTTCTACTATTTCATAACCAAAGGCAGGATGCTTTCTGGTTAACTTAAGTATTTCATTTAGGTTGTCTTCGGATAATTTCATTACTATATAAGCCTATCAATTATTTTTCCTATTATGGGGTTCCTAATGATATCATCTGCCGTAAGCTCCATTATACCAACATTTTCAAGCTTGTCAAGACGTTTTATAATCTCATGAAAATCACAGCTAGAGTTACTGGACAGGTCACTCTGCTGTAGATCCCCATTAATTACCGCCTTTGAATCTCTACCAACACGAGTGATAAACATTTTTATCTGCTCAAAAGTTGCGTTCTGAGCTTCGTCTAAGATCATAAAGGCGTTATGAAAGTTTCTACCCCTCATGTATTCAAGTGGAACAATTTCAATAATATCACTGTCTAAAAATCTTTTTGATTGTTGACTATTAAGATAAAGATCCATCTCTTCTAGAACAGGAATAAGGTAGGGATGTATTTTATCTTTGAATGAGCCGGGTAAGTATCCCAGTCCCTTTCTGCTGGATTCAACTACCGGTCTGGTTATTATAATCTTTTTAATTTTACCTTCAGTCAGATATTCGCAAGCTAAGCCAACAGACACACTTGTTTTACCCGTTCCGGCTGGGCCATGACACAGCGTCACTATGTTATCTGCCATTAATCTTATATAATCAGCTTGGTTCTCTGTCTTAGGTTTAAGTCTTCTCTTTTTAAACTTACGAGCCACTACTCCCGAAGCCTTTCTCGCCTCTTTCTGTTTTAGATAATTCAGTTACCTCTTCAATTTTAACTGTAGGTATTGACTGTATCACCATCGGTGCTATCTTATCCCCGATCTTTACATCATAACTAACTGGTGCATAGGGCCAAAACTGCATTCCGTAACTTGAATTATGGAGACAAATTTTTATCTCTCCAGTATAGCCACTATCTATAACTCCAGCAAATCTGTGTATTCCTTTACATCCCATTGATGATCTGTCCCATATCAAACCAACAAAACCTTCCGGTATGGAAACAGACACACCAGTGTCTATCGTGATGGTTTCTAGATGTTTGATGGTGACAGTTTTGTCCGAATAAAAGTCTATCCCTGCGTCATGTTTGTTTGCCTTGGTAGGCAAGGTGGCTGTATCGGAGAGGCGTTTTACCTTAAGTTCTATGTGTTTATCATTCACATAGTCTAACTTTAGTCGGCCACCGCAAGTGTCGTTACGTTTAGGTTTGGGATAAAAGACCATTTGTTAATCCTCTTTGGACTTGTCCTCGCTGTCTCTGGTAGACTCAGCATAATCTACAAAGTCTACATAATTTTCTTTTGATGTGGTCAAATCGTCGTATGGAAATTCGTGAGATATATTGAAGTGTTTTACTTCTGAAGACTCATCGTCTATGTAAGAGAGATGCATTACAAAACCGATTTTATCACTTTCGGCTTCTTCTATAATGCTACCAACAAAGGTTTCAAATTTTTTTATATCGCTCATATTATTTCACACGCCCCACCTGAACAGGCTATCTCTTGTTCTAGTTTTGTATTGTCTTGCTCTTCTATGCACGTTGTATAATCAACCGATTCATACTTTCTTTTTGTATCGAGCCATTCTTTCCAGTTGTATACATCCTTCATACAGTAACTTAACTTTTTTACATCTCCATCCATGTATTTATCAGCGAACTTTTGACACCTGTTAGCCCAAGTCTTTCTGCCATTACCCTTTACCCTCTCCCCAAGACCCAGTAAGGAGTCACAAGCGGCCCAAAGGTTGTCTTCCCATAGATTGAGAGCGACTTCTATCAAGCCGCTTACGAACATGGCCCCATCTCCATAATGGGATACCATTTCGCTGGGAAGATACACCGTTGTAAACGGTGCTTGCGGATAGTCCTTGTCTCCACTCACAGGAAGCAGAGAGACTCCACAAAAGTATCTTCTATTTTTGTAGATAAATTTTGCTACCTCTTCCCATTCTTCTGGTTTTACGTTGATGGTGTTAGAAACATTGTGCTGAAGAAAATCTTTTACACAAAGAGACTCGTTTCTTCCTGCCATTACCCAATTCTGCTGGGTACTTTTTACGTACTCTAAAAGACCAATGGCCCCAATCTTATTCTTTAGTTTGGAGCCATCGGGAACCTCGATACAAAAAGAGACGACATCATCACTGTCGTTTGCAGACCAAACAGATTCTTGACATGCTCTTGGGTTTGTCTTCTTGAAGTGTTGATATATATTCTCCATCTTGTTGGCCTGTACACGTCTGATGTAACGCTTGGCATGATGAGGATGAATACCAGAACTGGTTCCAAGGATACAGCTAGCAGTACCCTCTGGCTTGACACATGTAGTCCTAGCTGCGGGATTAATCCCAATCTTTGCGGCAAGCTCTCTGTTCGTCTTTTTTACTACCCTAGCCCCCTCCTTTTGTATGGCAGGGTCTAGACAGATTTCATGCTGTTCCATTATTCCTGTCATTGAAACGCCAAGAAGAGATTCTCTCTTAAGAATTCTCTCAGTGACCTCTCCAAGATAGGCCATTTCTGTAAACCCTGCTTGTAGGGTTCCAATAACGGATGCGGCCCTACAAGATTCAAGAAACTCCTCCTTGGTTTTAATCTTGGCACAGTTAACCGTGCTAAGGTTACATGCTTGCCAACCGGTCTTGCCAGTTTTCTCATCAACAGGGTAAAGACCGATTTCTACACATGGATTTACAATAAGTTCTGTGGAATCAGACCAAACAAATCCGGGTTCTCCAAACTCTTTCACCGACTGCATCAATGACGCAAATTGTTCAGGGCTGGTCTTGTCTCGGAGTAGGAGAGCAGAATTATTAGAGCGGCCACGTTGAGGATTATCGTGAAACCAATTACCAGTCTTTGCCAGTGCCATCTCTTCATCATCTGGAGAGAAAAGGCAAATCGTAGCACTTCTACGTACCCCGCCACTAATAACAGCATCAGCGCTATGCATGACCACGTCGTAGACATCTATAGGTCTCAGCTTTCTACTTGAAAATAGAGCATCCTTTAATGCCTTATCTAAAACTTTCTTAATATTCGTTAAGGCTTTTTTCAGAGGCTCTGGACCGGGGGCTTTTCCTGAACTTGAGCTTAAGTAAGAACCTGCGGGTCTAATTTCCGAGTAATCGAAGACTACACTTTTTCCTGTGTATTCTGGAAAGAGATCACAATCTTGAAAGTAGCTGCTGACTAAAACACCAACAGCATCAGACCATCCCTCTATTGTGTCTGGGATGGTGAATTTCTTGCTGCCTTCTTTCTTATGGACCAGCTTGGGTAGCTTTTCTACATGGTGCTTCTGAACAGAGAATCCAGTGCCGCAGCCGCACAAGAGAAGATACATGCACTCCTGAAAGAATCGTGGCCTGTCAATATATGATGCTATACAATTATAGATTCTTGCATTGTGTTTTAGTATTGGGGAGCCTCCAAACTGTAAGGCACGCTGAGATCCAAGCACACGCTTTTTGTGCATCATGTCGTATGCCCAGTCAATATCCCCGTTAATTTCGGGATACTGATGCTGCATCATCTCCTTTACTCTATCAACTGATTCTTTCCAAGTTTCTCTTCTCTTTTTTTCAGGTATCCATCTGGCATACTTAGACACAAAAGTATAACTTTCGAGTTCCTTTATTGACATCGTGGTCTAATTCTCTCTTTTGTTTCTTGTCTTTTTTTTATTCCTCGGTTTCCTAACTCTCTTTTTTTCAAACCACGCTGACATATCGCTTCCTGTATCAAAGAATTTTTCTTGCCCGTTAGCTAGTGTAATAGAGAACTTCTTTCTCTCTGGTGTTTTGTTATTCATCATTTCTTTTTTTCTTTTGTAGCATGTCCAGCTTCTATCATCATTTCAGAAACGTCGAAGTTATCTACAAAGATCCTGCCTACAACTCTACCAAAAGTGAAAACATCCTTGAGTTCCCCCTCGTCGTCAGCAGGTATATGTAGGGTTACGTCTCTCCCCATCGCTCTGGTTATTAAAAAAGATCGTGCTGCTATACCTTTTTGTTTCTCTACTATGTCTCTTGTTCTGGTCTCTGGACACCAGCAGTCTTGTAATCTAACTCTCACTCTACGCTCTATTACAACATCTACCGTGTCCCCGTCTACTACATTAACCACCTTGGCTTTGGTGGTGAAGCCCTCCGGTGGTTTCTTCATCGTACTTTCTTTCTTTTTTAGTTTTGGTGGCCCGTTGTGTATGATCCTAGTGTTTTTCATCAGGAATTATATCATAAAGATGACTAAGGTTCGGTCTGATATAATTAATTTTTAACCCGTTTTCAATCAGGTGATTGTAAACAATCTCGTCATCCTCGGAATAACTGTGGGCCTTTTTTTTGACCGGCAAATACCATTCTCTAACATCGTTTTGCCACATTAATTTTGCACACCTGTGGCATGGTACATGAGTTATATATGCCGTCTTTTTAAAAGATGGTTTTATAATCATGTTGCATATAGCGTTTTCTTCTGCGTGAACAATAAAGGGATACTTTAAAGGTCTTTTAGTTGGTAGATCGGATGTGTCTACGCCAGAACAAAAACCATTGTATCCAATGCTGATAATTCTATTGTCAGCCCCTACTATTACACAGCCAACCTTTGTTTGAGAGTCATTACTTCTAGTGGAAGCGTAGTAGGCAAGTCCAATAAAGTAGTCATGCCAATTGGGACGACTTGTCATATTTTTTATTCTTTCTATCTCTTCGCTGTCTCTTCAATTTTTTCTTGTCCCGCTTGCTTTTATTTCTAACTGTCTTACCCATCTCCGAACGCCTTTATGAAATTACTACACTTTATACTTTTTAGCTTTCTCCTATTAGTTTGGCGAGAAAGTATACATAAATCATACTCAGAATCTGTTTCTTTTACTTCTATAAGTAAATCATGATTCCCTCTGAAGCCAAGACATCTTAGTGAATCTTTCATAACAGAATCATTATTGTAACAGATTTCTACAACACGATCAAGACCGGAATAAACCATCCCGGTCTTGTCGTGATGTTCTTTCAGGATACATACAGACTCAAGAACCCTCTCCTGCTTCTTTTGAGGGATCATGTGTTTGACTATCCTGCTGACAGGTTTATGCCAGCTACCTAATCTTTCTTCTGTAGTACTCATCTACTCTCCTAAGACCAGAAGCATAATTCGGTACGTCAGAAGAAAAGGTTACACCTTTTTTATTTCTGCCGTACACCTTAACAGTACCATTCTCTAATATGTAGATGCAGTCAGCATCGTGAATAGTAATTTGCTTAATATTATCCCTTCTCTGTGTTAGCTGATGATATCCATACAGATGTCCTTGAAAATTCAGGTTGTTGCCATAGTACACAGGTTGTGCCTGAATAGTCCATCCGTATGGAGTCCACACCCAAACCATTGGAGTAGGGTAAATAAACTGGTTCATGTACAGGTGAGAATATTGAGTGAGTCTGTTAGTATCAATAGTCTCTTCAATGTTCCTCACAAAAATCTCAACATCAGCAGCTTGTGATTCTCCCATTGAAATGAACGGGATTGCTGCCGCAGCAACGACTCCTGTTTTAAGAAAGTCTCTTCTATCCATTTTTTCACCTTAAGTTTGTCTGATACTGTCACCGACAATCCAAGCACCACCAACGAGCACTAGGTTGTTAACCTGATCTTCTGTTAATCCAAGCCCGAGTCCGTCAAACAATACGAACACGACGCCTGAAACGGCAAGCCAAAATCTTCTTGATTGAGTTAGGGTTGTTAGTTTGTTGATCATGTGGTTCTCCTTTGTTGATAGAATTAAGTATCGTTTGTCACTTTTCCCATAATTAACGTGGGAAAAAAGTCAGGGACTCCCCTTTCCCAAAAATCTAGACGTAGGGGTGGGAGGTCTTTAACCAAGTCTGAGTTTATATACCAATCTTCCATGGGTCCGTATCCTTTTAAGACAACATCTTTCAATAAAAGATAGTAACCCGAAGACAAAAATTTTTGTCTGGACAATTTACGTAGGTTTAAAGCTTCGTCAGTTTCAAGGTATATATTATGTTCAAACGTAATAACCTTGAATGAATATTTTTTAAGATCCAAATCATTCAACACTTTTTTTTGAGCATTATCTACATCAAAAGAGAGATAATCTACAACGTTTGGACAATTATTTTTTTCAAGCACTTCATTTATATTTATACCCAATAAGTCTGCGCATACGCAACAACATTTTCTAGATTCTTTGGCGTAATCTATATAGTCTCTATCATAATCTATTGCTATTCCGTTCCAGCCTCTATTTTTTTCAAAGTAATATGTATTGCTTGCGCAATTTATTGCACGGCGTTGTTGTTCAAAACCGTCAACTCCAGCACCCACATCAACAAAAAAACCTCCGTCCATATCAAGAAGATGGTCAACAAAAGCATCTTGAACAAGCTGACCATTGTAATGGTATATTGAAGACGGAAAAAGAAAAGAATTGATTGGCATACTAGAAACAGTCTTTGTTAGCGTAATTCTGTCTAACAGTAGATCTCTGACAATCAGGACACATTGGAATTCTTTGTCCGTGCATCTTTAAATGGTGTTGCGTGCTCAGAATTTGTTTTAATATAACAGTGTCTCTCAAGATTGCCTGTCTATGTACGTTATCTAGCCCGGCAGCAAGTACGGAAATCTCACGAAGACCTACCTCTTTAATTGATGCAGGTTCGCGCATAGTTGCATCGTTAGGCTTTTTGTCTTGCTTAAAAAAGTAGTTATTAAAATACAAGACCGCTGCAATATTGACTAATGTAATCATAACCAGCGCGGCGATAAATTTAATTGTTTTCATTTCTATGCCTTACTGGGAGGACAGGAAATCTGAGGCTGTCCTTGGTGCTAACTCTCTTGCTGTCCTTAGTGGGAGGTTTGATAGAGGTTCCTTCTGGGTTAAGAGAGGTGATTTCTTTCAAGCTGGGAATTTTAACGTCTGTGTCAACAGCCCACAGAACACCTTCTTCCTTGGCGTATTTTCTCATGCGTCTTACAGGCACAATAAGATTGAAGGTTTCGCCAGCACCACGAACAAGCATGCCCATGTAGTGTCCAGCCTTTTCGCCAGATCTTTCGCTAAGAAAAACCCCTCCTCCAC